GGAAGCCACCCGTCCAGAGCGTCGCCGGCGGGAGTGCCGGGAGTGCGGCGACATCGCCGGCGTTGGGGACTCCCGGCCATCGGTAGGCGAGGAGGGCGGAGGCGTAGGGGTCGGTCTCGGCGAAGGCGACGGTTCTCCAGCCGGCCCGCTCCAGCCCAAGGTCAATGCCTCCTGCCCCTGCGAAGAGCGAGACATGGGTCAACTCCAGAGTCAACGCAGGAGCATGAGGGCGGAGGCGAAGGTCAGGACGCCTAGGCACCAGCCAAGGAAGCCGTAGACGATGCGCTCCTCGCGGCCGGCCGCTGCCGGCGGGTGATAGCCATCCTCGCGCACGGGCGATCCGCAGACTTGGCAGGGACGGTAAGCCTTCATGCCACGGCCACCAGTCCGCAGCCCTTGCACTCGGCGAGGTCGCCGTTGCGCGTGGGGATCAGTCGGAAGGTATCGCCACCGCAGCGCTCGCAGCGCCGCTCGGGGTGCTTCCAGTCTTCGCTGCCGCAACAGGGGCAGATGCGGGCCGGCTGCGCCGGCTCGTCGTCGTATTCCTCCTGAGTCTGAGGGCCACGGTCGCCCCACGAAGGGTTGGTCACGGGAACTAGCCTCCTAGCCTCGGGGCCGTCTAGGCGCGGCCCCGGCCCCTATCCTACACCAGTTGAGTGTAGTCAACTAGCGTGGCTCGAGCCACGCTTACTTCGGCGGCCTCCGCCAGTCGGCCAGCAGCCAGAGGCCGGCCCCGACGCCCATGAAGACGAGGAGGACGGCCCCGGCTTGGTAGTCGCGCGGCGGAGCCTCCCCGACGAGGATCGCCCCAAGTGCCACGGCGGCCATCACGACGAAGGCCACCGAGAAGAGGACATGGAGCAGATCCTTGACGCTCACCGTGGAGCGTGGACGATGACGGTCTCGGCGGGGTGGAGGGCGTGCCAGATGCCATCGATGCTTGCGTCCACGCCCTCATGGCCCTGCGGCATCAACGGGTCGTAGACCCGGACTACCCATTGCCGGCGGCTGTTCTTCCGCCGGGTGGCGACGACGAAGGTGCGGTGCATCCCGGTGAAGGAACCATAGAAGGCGCGGATCTGCGACGGCATCGCGCCGGCATTCACGGCGATGTTGGCGGCCGTGCCGATCTGCGTCATGTACCTGGTGAACTCTTCCTTCGTCTGGGGATTGCGCTCCCAGTTGCGGTGATAGCGCCGGCGCACGGCCTCCAGCATCTCGGAGGTCACCGACCCGTGGTGGAGGTCGGTATCGCCGCTCACGGCGGCGAGCGCGCGGACCTCGGCCTCGGTGCCGGGAGGACAGTTGGAGACTCCCCACGCCTCCCAGCGACGCGACATGACGGCCGCGCAGAAGGTGCAGCTCCAGAAGCGACGCTCCGACCGCCACCTCTCGGTGACGACCCGGAAGCCGTTGGTGGCCGGATCACTCACTTCTTCCTCCTCACGGTCACAGGCGGACGGCCTCCAGCGCCGAGGTGTAGTTCTCGACGGCGTTGGGATCGGTGTTGAAGTAGGCGTCGATGTTCCCGCCTCCGACCAACGGGTTGATGGCGAACCTGACCGGCACGATCCTGTCGGCCCACTCGGCGTTCGTGACCCAGATCGCAGAGAAGGACACATTCATCCACGACCCGGACACCAGAGGCTGGTACACGACGCGGACGAACGGCGACGGCGAGACCCGGATGCCGAAGAAGCAGTCCACGCTGCTGAACGCCGGCTTCAGGGACACGGCTGCGTTCAGGAGCCAGACGGTCCCTTCAGGCGACGCCGGGAGATCGCAGCCAAGGCCGTTGATGTTCGTCCAGACGCCCTGCTCGACCGCGAAGGGGACGCCGCCTCCGATGTAGGAGGCGTTCATCCACGGCGAAGCCACCGCTCGCCACGCTCCGTAGCGGTAGCAGAAGACCGCTCCCTGATCGGAGGCGAAGGCCATCATGCCGTCGGTCGGGTTGGTGATGGCGGCCTTCAGATCGGCCAGCGTCGGGAAGGTCATCACCGACTGCTGCATGACGAGGTTGGCGTCGGCGGCGTCCCAGCGATCCCCGTCGGCGTAGACCTTGTACGGCATCTCGTTGCTCCTAGGCGTCTTCGGTGACCAGGTCGATGAACCAGCCATCACGGCTCACCGTGGCCTTCAGGCCGATGACCCGGACCAGCCGGTCGATGTCGTCAGTCTGGATCCTGAAGAGGTCGCCGTACTCGGCACACGCGACGATCTCGACATCGGAGTCCCTTGGCCTCACGGTGACGACCCTGACCCGGGACCGGGACTCGGCCATGTTGTCGATGATGTACTGCGCCCAGCGCCTGTACGGCGTCGGGTCGAAGGCCGGCAAGGGAGTCTCCGACGGCGGAGGCTCGGTCGGAGGTGGCGGAGGAGGCTCAGGCTCCCCGGGTGGAGGCGTCACCGGCCGGTAGATGGCGAAGGATGACGCCGGCGACCAGCCGGATGTCTGGCCGGCGGAGTCGGCCACGGCGGCCCGGATGTAGAGCGTCTTGCCGGAATGCTCGGCGGGGATGTCGAGGGTGGCGGCCACGCTCCAGCCGGTGATGCCGTCTACTCGGTCGCCGGTGCTGATGAGGGCGTAACCGAAGGACGGGTCGTCGGTGACCTGTACCGCCCACGCCATCATGGATTGGCCGCTGTTGGGGTCGCCGCTGTTGAAGGCCACCCGGACGGTCACCGACGGGGCATCAACCTCCCCAGTCGTGGTGCCGTACGGCTCGGTGAACTGGGGCTGGTAGGGCGGGACATTGCCCTCGACTGTCGTGAAGGTCGCCACGGCGGAGTAGGAGCTCCAGCCGACGGCGTTGCGGACCCGCGCCCTCCATTGGTAGGTATTGCCCCAGCCGAGCGGCTGGCCCGTGTACGGGGCCGCCACCGACCAGCCGTTGATGCCGGCCGACGCCTCCCCTGTCCAGAGAGGCTGGGAGAATCCGCTATCCCAGAGATAGGCCAGATCGATCCACCAGCCGAGCATCGGGCCGCCGGCCGGGTCGGATGCGCTGAAGGCGAAGGTGGGAGTCAGGGTGCCGATCTGGCCGCCGGGAGCAGCCAGCATCGGCTGACTCGGAGGCTGCGCGGCGACGCCCTCCTCGTACTCGATGGTCAGCGTCGGCCGGTACGAGGCCGTGGACGCCGTCTTCGACCAGAACTCGACGGTCTGGCTGGCAACCTCCTCGGTCTGGGGCACGATCAGGACGCCGTAGTTGGCGCTCCCGGCCCGCCACGCCTCCGCGATGGCCGTGATGTCGGCGTTCCATGCTGCCGTATTGCCGGGAGGCGAGAGCGTGGACTTGCCGGTCGAGGTGGCACCCGGACCCGGGTAGACGGTGGCACCCGTTCCCCATGTCTCGCCGGATGCGTTGGCGGTCCAAGTCGCCACGGCTCGGTAGATGAAGATCCGGGGAGCCGAGCCGGCCGGCGCGTGGACATTCTCGACGCCGCGCAGGGTGATGTAGGCGCGGACGATTCGGGTCCACCCGGCCATGCCGGGGAGGCTGAACTGGATCGCCGAGCGGTAGCGGTAGCCGGCGGATGCGTGGTAGCCGCTGATGAGGTGGTCGTCTTGGCCGCCTCCCAAGTTGAGGCCGTCGCTTCGCCGCGCAAAGACGCTCGACTTGCTTGCGGCCACCGTCACGCTAGGCAAGGTCGAGATCCTCCTCGGCGGCAATGACCGAGCGCTCCCCGTACTTGGCGATGGACGCCGCCGACCTGGTGACGACCGGCGCGAGGTTCGTGCCGGCAGGATCGAAGCGGTCGATGCGGACGAGGTTGCGGACCCCTCCCGGCTGGATGTAGGTGATGACATCCATGCAGGGAATGCCGCATCCGATCAGGCCACGCTCCTGCATCGTCCTCTTCCATCCACGCGACGCGAAGACGACCGTGCCCCGGTGATCGATCCACGCTGCGCCGAGCTCCGCCCTGCGTGCGTCCATCAGGCCGGCCAGAAGGGAGTCCCTGAAGGCGTGGGAGGATCTTGCCGCCACCGACGATCCGACCACTTCGATGGGCACGCCGGCGAGGCGCATCAGGGTCTGGATCTGGGACGCGGCCGTGCCGGCGGGAGTGATGACCGAGACCGTGGTGCGCGACAGTTGCTCGATGCGATCCTCGCCGTCGAGTTGGACAAGGTGCTGGGCTTGCGAATAGGCCCAATCGAAGATGGTCCCAGTCCACGCCGGCGTTCCGTCCACCGTGATGCGGATCGCTCGCCCGACCCGCATCAGGGCGGCGTAGGGGCTGGCATCGTTGGCAGGATCGAAGAGGCGGCCCGGGTCGTAGAGGGTGGCCGAGAGGCCGCCGGCCTGAACCTCCGTCAACGGTCCCAGCGATTCGGTGGCTCCCCATGACCAGTTGATGGCGGTGACATCGCAGCCAAGGTCGGTGAGGCTCTCCCAGATGCCGTTCATCACATCACCGAGATGGTCACGGCCAAGGATCATGGTCGCACCGCCCAGGTCGACCAGAACGCCGATGGTGGCCCCGTCTACGGTGGCGCTCACCGGGAGATGGCCCTTGCGAAGCCGGGCGTGGACCCGTTGACGCGAGCGTACCGAGAGATGGCCGCTACGACCGCATCTGGGTTGGCCTGCGTCACCGTCACATTCACGACGGAAGAGGCCGCTACGGCCGTCCTAGCGCCTCCTGCGGCAATCCTGCCGTAGCCGCCGGCCGAGCGCCCCGTTCCTCCGCCGATGAAGCCAAGGAAGTCGCGGATGATGGGCGCGGAGGCGACCTTCTTGATGACATCGTTGATGAAGCCGATGACGCGCGACAGGATGTCGCCTACCGTCCGAAGGACCGGCTCGATGCGCTTGAAGGCCCCTGAGACCGCCCCTCCCAGCACGGTGGCGACCGTGAGGAAGGCCGTGTACAACTTGCCGACCAGCGGGATGACGACCTTCTCTAGGATGGGGACCACGACATCCCGTATGAAGCCGAAGACGGCCTTGAAGACCGGCTCCCACGCCTTGACGAGCGGCCCAATCTTCTCCACGACGGGGCCGAGCGCCTTGCCGATGGCCGTGACCAGCCGGCCGACGATGGGCAGAATCTCCTTCTGCACGAAGCCGAAGACCTTGCCGAAGACCACGCCCATGCCGTCGATGACCCTGCCGACGGATGGGCCGTACTTGGCGGCCAGATCCTTCAGGAGCGGGAAGAGGCCGCTGTTCAGGCCGGCCATGAGGGGCGTCAGGGCCTGATTCAGGAAGCCTCCAACGGTCGTCTGGAGGTTGGACATCTGGGCGTCGAAGGTCGCTTGCTCGTCGGCCAGCGACCTGGTCCCATTCGCGGCCTCCTCGGCGAGCGGCCCGTACTTCGCCATGACGGCCGCATAGCGCTCCGCCGGCGTCATGGTGGCGGTGAACTCGACGCCGAGCTCCTTGGCGGCCTTCGCATTGCCAGAGAGCGCCTTCGCCATGAGGGCGGCTGCGGCTTGCGGCTCGGCACCCGTGAGCATGGAGTACGCGGCCGATGCCTCCACCAGACCCGGCGTCACCTTCTTGGCCTCGGCGGCCGTGAGGCCGAGCGCCTTGGCCGTGGAGGTGATCTTGACGGCCGCCTCCGACGCGGCGATCTGGTCGAAGCCCAACTTCGTCAGATCCATGCCGGCGATGGTCTTGTCGAGGTTCTTGAAGTTGGCGTTGATGAGGGCGGCTGCGTCGCCGAGCCGGTCGTAGTTGTCTAGGCCCTGCTTGCCGAAGTCGAAGGCGGCATCGATGGCGCTGCTCACGGCGCTAAGGCCGGCGGTGATGGCCGAAGAGGCGAGGTTGGCGAAGACCGTATTGCGGAAGGTGCCGACCTTCTTGGCCGCCACGCCCATAGCCTTCTCGAACTCGCGCGTATCCGCGATGATGCCTACCGAGATGTTGGGCTTCCTACCGGCCACGCTGCCGCTCCCTTCGCCGCATCTCCAACTCTAGGGCCTTCAGGTCGCGAGTCGTCATCAGTCGCACCTCGGACGGCGGCCATCCTGTCGCGAGGGCGACTGCCATCACCCGGCGCGTCGCTGCCGACGGCCGAGAGGAGTAGGGTGCGCCTCACCTTCGTCTTCCGCCATCACGACGCGAACCTCGCCGGACTCCTCCCATGTCGGCTCGGGCCGGCCGGCCTCACGGTACTCGCGCCGAAGTTGGACATGGGCGAGGGCGTGGAGGGCGACTCCCTTGGGCGCGGAGTCATCGAACATCGCCGAGATGGGCCGGCCAGTCCGGTCCTCGACTAACTCGATCTCCCCGACGGTCATGGAGGCGATCAGGCTCGGGGTGATGATGACCTCTCGCGTCACGGATCCTCCTTCAGGCTGCCTTCGTGGCGTTGAACTTCGTGGCGATGGTCTGGACCGCCACGGTGTAGCGCTCCATGACCTCGTCCCTGCGGGCGTCTAGGGCGTCGTAGAGGAAGGGCTGGGGCAGGATCGGGCCGCCGATGGCCGGCGGCTTGCGGACGAACCAGCCGAAGTGAATGGGGCCGGCGTAGGGGACGGAGTTGACGCCACCCGCGCCGGCGCGCACGACGCCCGTCTTGGCCGTGACGCCGGCGCGGATGGTCTTGGCGAGGCGGCCGGACCTGACCGGCACCAGCGTCCTCGCCGTGCCGGCGACCATCTCGGCCAGCCTCTTGTTCTCGGCCTTCAACTCCTTCAGGAGATCCGGGGCGTTCTCCTTCAGGGCGCGAGCCACTTCGTTCGCGCCCTTGACATAGACGCCCCGGGTCTTCTTCAGGGGCACGGCGCTAGGGTGCGGTCGGCGCTGCGACCACCGTGCGGTTGGCGACTCCCAGCGTGACCTCGACGGTGATGGACTCACCGAAGGGAGCGGAGATGCCATAGGTCGAGGGCCAGGTCACCTCGTAGGCGTAGCCGGCGCGGGAGGCCCCGCCGGGGTGCCATGTCAGGGTGCCGGACTGGCCGAAGAGATCCTCCATGACGGTGGCCCACTCATCGGACCAGAGAAGCGTGAGCGTCAGCGTCCTCGCCCCGACCTTGACCTGACTGCCCTGCGGATTGCAGAGCGTCGGCGTATCCACCGTATCGAAGGCGACCTCGTCGGAGGGCGGCTCGGTGACATGGCAGGAGAGGTCAACCTCGCCGGCCGGCGCGGTGCTTCCTTCCGGCAACCAGGTCAGCGTCTGGATGTCGGAGATGATCGGGGTGACGGCCATTCTGTCCTCCTCTTCCTAGCGGGTGGCCGTGATGGCCGTATCGGCGAAGACATAGTCAACGCCGCCGATGGATCGCTGCGCGTAGTCGGTATCGCCGACGAAGTACCCAGCCGGCACGGCGGCGAGGACGACCTCTACGGCGTCGTGGATCTGCTCGGTCTCCTGCTGGAGGGCCATGCCGACTGACAGTCGGAGGGTCCACTCGACATGGCAGGAGCCGGTCCTCTTCCTCCCCTGCGGCATGACGACGATGCAGGGAGCCACGATCTCCGTCGGCCAGCCGGGGTAGACCGGCGCACCCGCAAGGGTATCGGCGAGGAGCTCGGCGAGGTCGCGATGCGGGAGGCCCATCGTCTAGCCGATGCCGAAGGTCTTGCGCCGGCCGATCAGGAGGGCCTCTATCTCAGGGGTGATCCAGCGACCCGTGAACTGGGAGCCAAGGTCGCTGTTCAGGACGCCGAAGACGACATCCCCGGAGCGGTAGACGCGGCTGGCGACCTGAAGGGCCGCCGTGGCGACGGCCGCCGGCGCAGGGTCGGCGAAGACTTGGCCGCAGTAGGTCTCCACGATGTCGGTCGCCGCCACGCAGGAGGCCAAGAGGTTCTCGTCATTCGGCGACCCGTTGGGCACCTTCAGGGCGTAGCGGAGGGCCTCGACGGTGACGAGGAGGTGAGGGCCGGCCGGCGGAGGCTCGGCAGGGATCGGCTCGGCCCCGGTGATGTCGATCTCGCTGGCGTTGACCTCGACCAGCGTGACGGTGTAGCCGCCGAGCGCCGGGACGAGGTCTCCCAGCGTGGCCCGCCGGCGCTCGGCGGCTGGCACCTCCAGCAGGAGCGCTGGGTGCGCCGGATCAGTCGTGGCGTCCACCGTGCCGCCCATGAGGGTATGGGCGTCGATCATGTCGGCGACGGCGTCCACCGGGGCGTCGTTGCCATCGGTGCCCTTGACATGGCCGAGCGTGCCCTTGTGGTCGTACCAGACGACGCCGCCCATGCCGCGCAGGGCTGCCGTATCGGCGAGGACTTCGCCTCCCGGGCCGGCCGTGCCGGCGAGCATGAAGGTGAAGGCGTGGGTGCCAGCGTCGATGTTGAAGGCGGCCCGGGCACGGGCGAAGGTGCCGCCGTAGCGGTCCACCTCCACGACGCCGGACGATGCCGGCGGCGCGGAGGCGAGCCAGAGCGGCTCCTGATGGCCCGTGCCGTCGTCATCCAGCCACGAGATGCTGGCGACCTGGCCCTGATTCGCGTTGGCGAGCGTGGCGGAGGCGAGGGGCGGCCTCGGCAGGATGACGACGGCGAGGGTGCCTCCCGCCTCCGGCCGAAGCCGGGACGGAATGGCGATCCTGCCATTGCTCTCCAGATATGCCGGGGCCGCCATCTCGGTCCTCCAGATCCCCGCTGCCTAGGCCGACGCGCCGATCTTGACGGCGGCGACGGCTCCGGGCTTGGCGTAGGTCGCGACATAGCCGTAGATGGCGGTCTCGACGCCAAGGATCCCCGGCTCGTCCACCGAGAGGACGAAGGGCTGCTCTCCCGATGGCGAGGCGTAGAACTCCAGCGCATCGCGGATGGGGAGATAGATGATGTTGTCCTCAATGACCTTGGAGATCACGACGGGGAGGCCGAAGAACGGCCCGGGGCCGTTCAGGTCGGAAGTGCCGGAAGCGTTGATCGGCCCCATCGCGGGGAAGATCGGCCGCTTCTGGGCGTCCACCATCTTGGCGATGGTGCCCCATGTCGTCGCGTTCATCAGGGCGAGGTCAGGCCCCTGCTCCTGCTCCCCGTTCATCAGGGTGGCCCACGCCGTGTAGACGGCCGTCGTCAACTTCTCGCCGTCGGGCGTCGCGCCCGTGGCGGTCGGCGTGCCGGCGTACGCCTTCAGGCCCTTGACGGCCGTGGTGCCGTTGCCGGCCCCGGCGAGCTCCGCGTTGAGGAAGTTGCCGTAGGCGGCGACCATGTCGGCGAAGACCCGGCCCCAGTACGGCGTGCGGTCGATGAACTGGCGCGAGATGTTGAGAGCGCCGGCGACGGTGAAGATGTTGACCGGGTCGGCATCGAACTTGACATCCCGGCTGGCGACCAGCG